ATAGCATCTTTAGTTGGTGACGTTGAAAATGTAATTAAACTTCCAGAACCAGACGCATTTTATGAATATTCAGGTATTCAACCAGAACTGTATAAACAATACTTATCAACGAAAGACTTGGATTACATCGAAGAACTCGCCCTATACGCCGACCTCGACGTTAGAGATGAAATTCACGAAAAGATACTTAAACAGAAGTCTTTATTTATATAAAAATGGTAGAAACACGAACAAAATCTGGGCGTCAGATAAAGAAACCAGCGTTGTATAAACCCGAAGAAACCAAATTTGAGGATGATTATGCAGAAGATGAGCATGATACGGATTTTGATTCAGACTTGGATACGGATGAGGAACTCTATTCCGACGATGACGACGACGGTGACGACGACGATGGTGGGGATTTGGATGGTTTTGTGGTCGACGATGAGGATGAAGAAAGTGAGGAAGAATAGACTTAAAAAAATCACTTTCTATATTTAAAATGGAAACCGATATTGGAAATCCAATTGAATATGATCCAACAATCGACAATTTAAAAGACGATAAGAGTGAGGATCACGACTTGCAGCAACCACAACAAGTCGAACCACAATATTATTATGAACCTCAACAACAACAAATGATGTATCCAGATCAAATGGCTCATCAAGAAAAGTTCGATATATTATCAAGTGTTGATAAATCTACATGGATCATCGCATTCGCAGTGTTTCTACTTGGTTTTTTCATGGGTAAAACTATGCAACCCGTGATACTCAGATATAGTTAAGAATCCCAAAATCAGATGACTTTTTATTTAGGCGTATGGAAATCCAAAGTTTGGAAGACTTGTATTACCAACAAATGTTCCAATATCTCCATATTTAGGTGGTATAAAGCGATCCGTGATAGGACCACGATATGTATCTTCGATAAATCCCTTTGTTGTACTGGGTTTTTCGACAGGTCTCTTCTCCTTTTCCCTTTTTTTGTTTTTTGTTTGGGAAGTAAAAAACAAAATAAAGAACGCTGAAGTTAATATCACTGTTATGATTATCTTAAACATTTTGTTTTAGAATTATATTATATTTTTTATTTACGCGGATGAAACTTCTGGCTCGCCCTCCTCCTTTGACTCTTCGATCTTAGCCTCGGTCGACGACTCAGCCTCAATCTCCGATTCGCGCAACTTGCGACGTTCCTCAATCTCCGCCGCCACGAGAGCGTCAGCTTCCTTGACGAGATCTTCCATTGGACTGTCAGGCTTTTCCTTTTGAAGACGTTCCAAAACCTCCGCTGGGTGGGGAATTGGTGGCTCATCTGGTTTGGTGTAAAACTTGGAGTTTTCGTCACCAGGGGAGATGTAGTCCTTGGCTGCCATCATGGTGGTCTTTCTTTCTTGGAACATGCGCGCGGCTTGTGCTTGATTCTCCTTGTATCCACTCATGATTTCCTCCAATTTCTCATTCGTGTAGTGGACGTCTTCAATCTTTGTCGGATCTGGTGGGATCAGCAACCACTTGTACATGTCAACGACATAAATGTCGAATGTTGCATCTTCCTTCTGAAGACGCTTCGCGTGATTCGCAGCTTCGTCACGAGTTGCGAATGCCCCACGAATCTTGATTCCAAATTGATCATTCTTTTGTGGTGCCTCTGGGCCAACGACCGAGAGGCAAGCAAATAATTGACCGGGAACAGTGGTGTAATCTTGTTCGAGAGACATGGTATTATACCCATATTAGACTCCAAAACTTTAAGCTAACTTAAAAGGTTCAGTTCTATTTTAAATAATGAGAACCTTTTGGGATAAACAACCTGTACCCCAAGCTGGAGTTACATATGATATGGGGTGTAATATCGAAAAGGATCAAAAATTAGATACAAACCCCACTACACTCCCCATTGGTTTTGAATGGGATGAACCATCACTCGATGAAGCACACAGACTTCTTAAAGATCATTACGTGTCTGATGAGACCTTCAATCTCCATTATTCTCTGGGAACACTCAAATGGGCGGTAGAATTTCCGGGATATAAAAATATAGGAATTCGTGTGTGTGAGACTGGTGAACTTATTGGGTATATTTCGAGTATTCCCCAAAATGTACGTGTGTGTGACAAGAATTTGAAAATGGTTCAAATCAACTTTCTATGTGTACACCCATCCCACAGATCTCATGGTTTTGCACCAATTCTAATTAGTGAAATTAAACGAATTGCGAATGTAAATGGTATATGGCATGCCGTTTATACGGCTGTAACAAAAATTCCAACACCAATCACTAAATCATCATATTGGCATCGATTCCTCGATGTAAAGAGACTCGTTAAAACCGGGTTTTACCAAACAAATCGTTTGAGGGAAAAATACTTTGAACTACGTGGAACGTCGCGATTTAGAAAGATGACTTCTAAAGATGTTCCAAAAGTTACATCTATACTGAAAAAGTATTTTGATGAATTCAAGTTGGCTCCGGTCATTGATAAGGAATGGGTCAGATATTGGATTCTACCAGTGAATGCATACGTTAATGATGACACGGACGAATTCATTTCATTTTATGATATTCCATACAAGCGAGTTGATGACTCGGATGAAGTACGTCAAGCGTATGCGTTTTACATGGTTGGTGATGTATACAACGACGCCTTTTTAATCGCAAAAAATTTAGGATACGATGTATTCAATACACTTGATGCGGGGCAGAAACGTTCTCATTTGGAAAAATTAAAATTTATAGAGGGAAGTGGTCATGTATACTATTACTTATTCAATTGGCTTCCTTCATCTACGGTTGAAATTGAAGATATACAACTTAAGTTACCTTAAAAGAATTGTTCTAATGTAAATCATGGAAGAGATCCGTCGAACCCACAATGATGCCAAGCGAAACCTGATACAGTCTGTCACTCAAGAAGGAAATCAGATACTTGACGTTGGCTGTGGTTTTGGTGGTGATCTTCAAAAGTGGCACAGGTGTGGTGCAAACATGAGTATGTGTGACCCGGAGCCATCGGCCCTCGTAGAAGCCAGAAGTCGCGCAAAAAACATGAGAATGCGAGTAAATTTTTACGAGGGGGACATACACAACTGCCCGAATAGAAAGTTTGACATTGTGTGTTATAATTTTTCACTTCATTATATTTTTGAATCAAAGGATACATTTTTTAGTTCAATTAGGGAAATCAAGAAGAGAATGAAACCCGGTGGACGTCTCATAGGGATTATTCCAGATTCAGAAAAGATTATATTTCGAACACCTTATAACGATGATTTGGGAAATTTCTTTTTAACTAAGACTAAGTGTATGGGTCGTTATGGTGAAAAATTATTTGTGAATTTAGCAGACACACCATTCTACGCGGATGGTGTGAGACCTGAACCCATAGCGTATAAGGATCTCCTGGTAACACATCTAGAAGAGATTGGCTTCACACTTGAGATGTGGGAGGGTCTCGAGGGAAATCCAATCTCCGAATTCTATAGCAAATTTATCTTTGTATATAAGAGATGATCGCATTCATTGTATTGTTGCTCATAAATTTATGGATTCTTCAACGAACACGCGAACCCCAGGAACTCACCGAGGTCAAAGAAAAGTACACGACTCTTCGAACACATCTCGTGAATACTGAAAATCAAAAGTATAAAATGTTGACGCGTTGTATTCCAATAACCGGAATTCGTGGTATGCGCGGCACCATTGGTTACAATACGAATAAAGGACAAGAAATAGCCATATGTGTCGACGGAACATCAAATGAGATGTTCCACGTTCTTATTCACGAACTCGCACACTGCACAGTTGATGAGTATTCTCACTCCCAGGGTTTTTGGGACAATTATGCAGAACTCCGAGATATGTGTATTGAGATTGGAATATACGAAAAAATTCCAGATAGAAAGGCTTTCTGTGGTCAGAAAATACAGGATAAATAATCTTCTTTACATATATTAAATGAAAACCCCTCTCAGTGTCTTACTGACGGTTATCTTATACTACATCGCCATATATGGGATAACAATCATACCACACATCAGTAACAACTATTATGGGAATTTGATCATTCTCACATTGGTGATACCAAACATCTTTAGACATATTGTGGGAAGTGTGCCACGCTTGGCTGTTGATCGTTTGTTTGTATTTTCGACGACGGTCATCGCGTTCGTGATAACTTTTCTCATGAACAAGTTGTGGGGTGATACGAAAGACGCGGTAAAAGAGTACGGGAGTGACAGAAGCAAGACACTTAAATTGAGTGCCTTGCTCATGACAGCTTTTACTGTTGGAGCGTTGATTACCTATTATTCGGGTATTGATAATTCAATCTATTCAAATATGGGTTGGGAATCAAATCAGGGTTTCACAATGTAAGTCTTCCCGAAGTAGAAGACAATCGCCGCAACCAAACCAGTTGACGCCAAACCAACCATGCTTCGCGCACCTTGTTCGTTGAGGAACTTGGGAACGGAGGTGACAAGTTTGTCTTGAACCGGCTTCGACACCGCGATGGCAGCCGCAACACCCGCAACGAGGGCGATGAGTTGATCATCGGTGAGGTTCATTGGGTTCTTGCTCTCTGGCGCCTTCTCAGCTTGCTGCTGCGCCATGAAAGCACCCTGGGGGTTTGGTGCTGTCATTTGTGGCATCACACCTTGCATTCTTGGCTCTTCCATCATCATTGGGGGATCCATCATAATGTCATTAATTGGAGTAGAGTCCATTGTCTGTTTATTTTGTCCCACATTTTTTTCCTGTTCTTGTGACGCTCT